AGCGGTGTAAGACCGTGTAATGTTCATTTAATTAAATTTGGAGTAAGATTATGAGTGGCGATAATAAAGTTAAACCACCGAAGACTAATAGTGAAACTAATTGCTAACTATTGATATAGCCTATTTGGTCGCGCCGTTGTTTTTATTTATAATCGTATTTGGCGATATTAAATACTTACCTCACGCGGCCATTTTATTTTTTATGGCGTTCGTAAATATATTGATCGTTGACGTCTTTGGTATGGTTGATTCGCTAAGTTACGTTGAATCAAAGCGATTACTAATGTGGTACGACATATTAATATCAATGCTTATGATTGTGTTATTGAGATTGGATAAACAGGCGTGGAAGCATTCGTTAATCTTAGCTTTTGCCGCATTATGCCATTTCATGATAATATATGACCTAACGATTCATTCATCATTTGCAAGCAACCTATTTTACACTTGGTATGATGAGCTAATAATAATGGTTGGTATACTACAGATGGTGATTTCACACGATGGACTTTTTAACGCACTTGGAAGAATGCGCAGACCTATACATGGCGGCGCTGGTCATATTGGGGATCGTAGTCAGAATATACATTCACCTAAAGAGTGTGGAGGAAGGTCGTGAAGCAAGAAACCCTAAAGGTATTGGCAGATTCCTCAAACATATTAACAGCAAGTACGGGCGTGGGAACTAGCGCATGGGGCTTTGCTGAATACTGGGGCTTTGTAAATACTAACGCTGCTGGTATTGGCGTACTACTTACATTGCTGTTTGGTTTAATAGCTATAGGGTTTAATTTCTATAACTCTTCAAAGCTAAACAAGGTAGACGAGAACAAAAAGAAAATAGACGATCATGGTGATAGGTTACACTCTCACATACAAGACACAGAGAAATCATTCAATCACGTTAACTCTGGTATCGATGAGATATTAAGTAAACTAAAGTTAACATCCCTCACAGTACATATAACAACCCTTGCGGGGTTAACATCAAAGGCAGGGCTAATGATGGCAGTAAACAAATTAACACCAAAACAAGACGCATTCGTTAAGGCTTATTTACTTAACGGTGGAAATGCTACACAGGCCGCTATCACAGCGGGTTATAGTAAAAAGACAGCTAATGAGCAAGGCGCGCAAAACTTAGTAAAACTTAGTATCAAGGAAGCTATAGCAAAACATCAGCAAAAGAACGATGATAGCTACATATGGAGCAAGGCAGATAAGCTTAAACGCCTCGAAAAGTTAATAGAGTCCTGTTCTAAGTCCGATAAAGAAAAAGGCGCTCTAAATGCCGCTGCTGCAATATCCGCAATCAAAGAACATAATCTTATGCAGGGCGATAATGCTCCTACTGAAATAGTATCAACTGTGGAAGTAAGAACAACCCTAGACGATTTCTATGGGTAATCCCTCACTCAATCCAAACCTAAAAGACTTCTGGATGACTCGCGTATTACCTGACGGAACACCGGTAACTATGCGAACCCTTCACGGCGGTCGTATGTCCTCAAAGTCACATGATGCAGCTGGCATGGCAATAGCACGCGCTAATCATCATAAAGAAATATTCTTATGTACTCGTATGTACCAGAACAAGATTGAAGATTCTGTTTATACGCTACTCAAAGATAAGATTACATACTTCGGTTTACAGGATAACTTTCGAATACTCGCTAATTCAATAGAGCATAAGACTAACGGCTCAATGTTTAAATTCTACGGTATCGCCAGGAACATCGATGAGATTAAATCATTCGAGGGTGCGACTGTATGGTGGAATGAAGAAAGTCAGAACCTTACCAAGAAGATGTTTACTACTATTAGGCCAACCATTATGCGTAACGATGGCGCTGAAATGTGGTTTACGCTGAACGGTCAGCTTATTAGTGATTACTCTTGGCAGCGCTTAGTTGAATCACCACCTAAAGGAGCATTGGTTCGTAAAATTAATTATGATGAAAACGGGTTTCTAGGTGAATCAGCCTTACGTGATATAGCAGAAGAGTTTGACGAGGATTGGGAATTAGCCAATCACGTTTACAATGGCATACCTTACGCTGATGATGACCAATCAATTATTAAACGCTCATGGGTTAACGCATGTATCGATGCTCACATTAATTTAGAGTTAGATTTATTCGGCGCTACTTGTGCCGGGTATGATGTTGCTGATAGTGGGGCGGATAGAAACTGTGTAACTGTATTTAATGGCGCTGTTGCTATGTCAATGGATGCATGGAAAGCTGGTGAGGATGAATTAGAACGCTCATCATTAAGAGCTTATAAGTTAGCTGATGGCGGCTTATTATCATATGACTCTATTGGTGTTGGTGCTGGTGTTGGTTCAATACTCAAGGGTAAAGGTTATAATAATTATTCTAAGTTCAATGCTGCCGCTGAAGTGTTCCAGCCTAAGAAAGAATATTCACCTAAGATAACCAACAAGGCTAAGTTTGAGAACTTAAAGGCCCAGGCATGGCGTGATGTTGCTGACAGAATGCGTAATACGTTTAATGCTGTAACTAAGGGTATGAAATACGACCTAAGTGAGTTGATTAGTATCAGTGGTGACATTAAAGGCTTAGAAGAGTTAAAGAGTGAGCTATGCGCACCAAGAGCAGATTACTCTAAACGTGGGTTAGATATTGTTGAGGCTAAAAAGGAAGTTAAGAAGAGGCTAGAAAAGTCCCATGATTTAGCTGATAGCTTCATCATGGGTGCATGTCCTCACCTAGTTAAAGGTAAGCGAGGCGCGTTAAATATTTATGGTTAACTCTGGTTTGCGTTGGCAACTGACTCTCTAAGTTGGATTAGTTCGTCACTTTGCCATCCGCTACCAGTAGGGCCAGAATCCTCATACATCACAAGAACATCCTGAAGCTTTTCAAACTCTTCATCGGTAAGCGTTACCATTTTCATAATCTATCTCCTAATACTTAAGTGTATCTAAGTAATTTAATTATCAACTCTTGATTCTTAATCGCATCTTTCTGTAACTGCACACGCTCATTAATCTTAAAGTACCAACATATAACCTCACGTATTAATATAAACAAGAACAGGGTTACTAGTAACACCACAAGGATTGTTCGCATGTTTTCGGCTGTCATTTGGCTAGCTCCTTAAGTAGTGCGTCAGCAAGGCCAACAGATAATTTAGCCGTTAATGCAAAATCAGAGCTATCAAAATCACCCTGTTCATACGGATTATAACTTGAGACTATGTTTTGCATTGCCATAGCTGCGAAGTGCTCACGCTTGGTTAAGCCATTGGGCGACACTTGCTCAACCTCTATAAATGCTTTTACTAACTCATCGTTATGTAATGGTGCTGCTGGTAATTGTGAGTTGTTCATCTACTTATCTCCATTGATTTTATTTTCATAGTTAAATATCTTTTGCTGAGTTATTCCGTAATGACAAGCCAATGCTAAAACGTCATCTTCGCATAACTGGACATGTTGACCATCTGTAAAGTTTAAGAATAGCCTTTGACCCATTGCTCTGTTTGCATCCACGATGTCGCCGTCTTCGAATTCATGATTTCTAATGTCGAACTCTTCCATCTACTTAACCTCCAACTCATTAATTAGCTGCTCTAGAAATGAATGAAACTTACTGTCAGTCTTCTCATATCTGCGGTAACTACTTAAGCTAATTCGTGTAACCTTTAAAAACTCTGTTAGCGTGTAGCCTTTCGCCTTTATTCGTTGTGTTGCCTTATTCATATAAACCCCTTTAATTGATATCTTCTGACATCATTATGACACTAATTGACACTATAGCAAGGTAAGTTTTAAAATGAATGGTTAGAATGCTATAATGAACCAACTAACATATAAGGCTTTCATAATGGCGCACAACACACAGACCAGCGGCTTAAAATCAAAAGATGCACAATTCGATGAACAGTTTCAGTTGTGGTCAGAGGTTAGAGCGACAATCAAAGGTAAGTACGAAGTATTAAAGCTTATTACTTGTTTACCTCAACCCCAATACAAAACATATAACCTTGCAGGGCTTAGTAAGGCCCAACTGATACAGGCTAATGCTTGTAACCAAGCTACCACATTGCGTATAGCTTCTTATTGGTCGAGAGGTGATTACACTAACTTTACTGGTCGAACACATGAATCGTTAGGCGGTATGATTTACAGTAATGAGCCTGACTTCCACTTAGCACCTAAGCTTGAGTACCTAGAAGAAAATGCCGACGGTGCTGGCTCTGGTTTGCGTGAAGTAGTGCAAACAATGGTTGATGATGTTATTGCTATTGGTCGTTACGGTATCTTAGTTGATATGCCTAGCCAAAAGTTAGACGATGATGGCAATCCAATAAAGCCAACTCAAGCAGAAATGGAATTGGCAGAGAACGCCCCTCGATGGATACCATTTAAAGCTGAACAAATATTTTACGCTCGTATAGCGGGATCGTCACATGCTATTGATGAAATTAGAATGACTGAAATCAAGTCAGAAAAGAAAGATGGTAGTGAATTTGACTGGGAGGATAAGGTATTTATTCGCCGACTGGTTATGATCGATGGTATTTATCACAACATGCTGTATAACGAAAAAGATGAATTACAATCAGATGTTATGCCAACAGCAAACGGTAAACACTGGACTGAAATACCTTTTCAATTC